CAGAAAAAGCCAAGGCGGTGCCAGTGGATGAGGTCGAGGCGATGCTGGGCAAGATTACAAAAAATTTGCAAGCCGCATCTGTTGCAACTGCACAGGCAAAGGCAATGGGTGAGGCAATGGTTGAAAGTAAGGTAGCGGAAAAGGAAGCGCTAAAGGAGGCCGTAGTTGAAGCCACAACCAAGGCCCAGGTGTTTGAATTGAAGGCGGAAAAGTATGCCACCACAATGCGGATCATGGGCGTTGATACTGCACTGGCTGAAATGGACACGCTAAGCCTCAACAATATGCTAAAACTTAACGGCTTGTAAAATGGCAAAGGCGAGCGCATCCGTAGGTAAATGGCAACCAAAGCCCAAGCGTAAAAACAAGGGCGTACATTCAAAGAATAATAAGCCCGCGAAAAGATACCGCGGTCAAGGTAGATAATGAAAAAAATACTCGAAATTTTTAAGGGCGATAACGGCCAACTTTCTAGCAAGCGTTTTGTCGGAATCATTGGCGCATTTGTTCTATTCGGAACGATGGCACACAACTCAATGAGCCCGCAAGATATTGCACCCAGCGCGGAATTGGTGGCAGCTGTTGAATGGGTTACAATACTAACCCTCGGCTTTACTTCTGTCGATAAGTTTAGCGGCAAAAAGGGTGAGCAAGAGTAACCTCACCATCCTGCTGTTGGTCTTGCTCGTTTTTGGCGGGATGGCTTACGTGGAATTTGCGGTACCTAAACGCGAGCGCGTAGTGCACGGCCCTGCTATTAGGATCGTTGAAAAAGATTTAGATACGCTCTATCAAATCCGTCTCAAATACAAAGCCCTGCACGATACACAAATTGTAATTAATGAAAAATATGACACGCTCTATATTGCTCTTAACGGTGATACTTCTTGCGGCACCACATTGCGCCTTATCGCAATGCACCGACAGCTCGACAGTCTCGGCAAATAATTACTATCTGCTGAAGGGCGCTGAGGCCCGCGAGAATTTGGCGCTTTGCATTGAGTACCGAAAGATTGATGCGGAGGTTATTGCGCAACAGGATAAGATCCAGGCGAAGTTACTCGATGAGCTGCAGAAGCGTGATCAGAAATACCACAGACTTCGCCGAGTTACATATACTATTGCAGCCGTCTTTTTATTAACTTTGATCTTATGAATATAGCAGTATTAAAGGCCACTATGGCCGCCAAAAAATATGCCTTCTTTGAAGATGGCGAGTATAACCTAAACATCGTGGGAATCCGTAACAGTTCCACAGGCAACAAAGTTACCAATGCCTTTGACGATAAAATTGTGGTTGCTTACAAAATACAAAATACCTGGGTAGTAAAAGAATGGGCTGCCACAACTGATAACGGCGGCGGGACTGCTCGATTAGTTGCAAATCAATATCGCGGATCTCACGCCATTGGATTGCACCAGGGAAAGTATGAAGCGCTCAAACAATGCGGCCCTGTAACTGTGTACCGGGATTACACCAAAGACGGAATTTATCAAACCGATAAAACCGAAACGGGCGTTTTTGGTATTAATATACACAAGGCTGGAGTTGACAGTGCCCGCGTGGATGACTGGAGCCACGGCTGCCAAGTGTTCAAACGCGTTGCAGATTTCAACGAGTTTATGGCATTAGCAAAAAAAGCGGCCACCATTCACGGCAACCGCTTCACTTATACGCTGATTGAATCTAAAGATTTGGTTCAGCCGTTGGGTTAATTAGTTTAGCGTTGATCGCTGCAACCCCTGCGGGCTCTTCGTGTTGAATGTCTACCACTTCCTCAACGCTGTGCATTCCCATAGTGATTTCGGGGGCGTACAGACGGCCAAAGAAAGCGGCGGCACGATATCGCATCATTAGCTCGGGCATTGTCTTCCATTTGCTGCCTGCTTTGCTCACCCACCCCTCAGCGTTTGCCATTGCCATCGTAACGGCGGGGCCTTCTACGGTCTCGCCTGTTGCCTTTTCGGTTGCAACTGCCTTAATACCTTTGTCAAGATCACCAACAAAACGCAGGGCGGTAAACTTTCCGCAACCGTTAATTGCGGCAATCACGAAAGTACTGGACCACGATGGGCGGCCGTGGATAATATGCAGGTTTTGCATCACCATAAGCGGCGAGGCTCCGATTCGGTTTGCAATTTCCAAAGCGACCAAAGTATTGGCTACGTTGCCTTTGTATTGTTGTGGCACCAAGTCTGAAGCGCTCAGGGCTTTTGCTTGGCGTTGGGCCAGCTCGAAGCTGCTGAGTGGCGCGGGGTTTGTTTCTGTTATTTCTGTGCTCATACTTTATCTTCTGTTATTTCTATTGTTTTAATGTAAATCCAATCTTGTGATCTAGATTGACTGTGCTGCATTGCATTTTCGTAGGATGCATATTCTCTTGTATATAATTTTTTAACTTTTCGCACTTTGCTAATTTGTAAAAATACATTAATCCAAATAGACGGGGCTTTGTGAACAATTGGCGGGTTAATCCATACGGTACACTCGTTGTGCAATTCCCATACCTTAGTAAAAAATTGCACTATTTCGGCTTTCTTTTCGTTGCTAGTATTTGGATAGCAATTTATATCTAAAATCCCTTCGTGATCTTCTAGGCTTTCGATATTGTCTAGCAAATCTTTTCTCGTTTCGCGCACTATTCTCAAAACTGAGCCCGCCCTTAAGCGCCCTTCTTGATCTGCGCCTGTTATAATTACTTTATCCATATCTTACAAAATTACCTTTGTTACTATTTCGCTATATCCGTGCCAGATGTTCGACTTCTTGCAAAAGCCGTAGGTCATCAGATTCTTTTTGTATTTCTGGCGCGCTTCCTTTAGATCCTCATTGCCGATAAAATACCAGCCAACTAAATAGGGCGGGTGCTTTTCAACAGCAACAAAAAAGAAACCGTTGCAGGGCTTTCCTGTGGCCTCTTCAAGACCATCGGAGTAAAATGCGGCCTGCACATCGTATCGGTACTTTTTAACGCTCTGAGCAAAGCCTCTGGGGCTCGCGTCCTCTGTTGTTTTAAGGTCAATTATAACATTGTCAGCAGTGAGCCAGTCAGGGCGAGCCTTGCAATCAATGTCTGTCTCTTCATCATTCCAGTAAATGGGTTGCTCAGCAATGCCGTCTTTGAGTAAGTACTGAGCCGTCCGATGACCGCGGACGCTTTCCATTATCCTCTCAACCATTGTAGCGCTTTCGGCATCCAGTGGGATAAGGCCCTGCGAGTGTTCCAAAAAATTGGCCCAAGTTTCTTTGCCTTCTTTGGTGCGTCTGTCGCAATGAGGGGCAACAGCATAGCGTTTGCCGAACTCAGCGGGCTCAAACACTGCACAATGAGCAGCGGAGCCAATGATAAGGGCCGGGGTTTCTTTTTGCGGTGAGGCGTTGGGGTTTAAATAGCGCTCATAGTACAATGCTGGAGCGCGATTAATTAGGTCTAGGCCGCTCTTTGAGACGCGGCTTGTGTCTGTGTGGTACTGCATAACATTTGCAAATTTATCGCTTTTTTTGTAAATTTGTAGCATATGGAAAAAAATATCGTTACTGATTTAAAAATTAAGGCAATCCAAAAGGGCGTAACCCTCACAAAACTTTGCGCACTTGCAGGCGTGAATCGGTGCGTCTTAACTCACTGGTCAAGAAAAGAACCGAAGAGCCTAGAAACGTTAAGGAAATTAGAACAAACCTTACAAAATCTTTGAGTATATTTGCGCCGTTAGTGTGGTGCTAACTGCCTCGGGTTTCGGCTCGGGGCATTTTTTTTTGTAAATTTATTTGGTTTTGTGGAAAACGCCTTTATATTTGCATCCACATAGCACCACATTATGAGTTTAGATATTATTTACCCAATCATTTTAGCGCCTGCTACCATTGCGGTGGCCTATTGCGCTCACGTAATTCGCCGCAACAAAAAGCGTGCAACTGAAACCCCTGAAGCCGAGCCCTACAAATTTGAGCGCGATGAGTATCGCCCCGAGTTTGATGAGTTCACGCAGATGCTTTATCAACGCAGAATGTACAGAGGGAGGGGCGACAAATGAGCATCCGCACCACTATGCTTTGCTTTGCGCAGGCTCTGCTGATCACCTATGCAGGCTTTGTATTTGTATCGGGGCAATTTAACCCGTTGACGTGGCCAGAGAGCGCTCGCTTTTCTTTTGTGCTTTGCGTGGCCGCTTTGTATGTTTTAAACCTTGTAATAAAAAACGATAATTCAAAATGATAATTGAAATCTTAACCGCAGCAACAGCCGGTAGCACGATCGTGCTAGGGCTTGCCATCAATGCCTCGCGTGCACAGGTGCGCGGATTGGGCAGGGAATTAAACCGCAAAACATCGCAACTTTGGAAACAGGAAACGACAATGCTTGACCTGCAAGCTGAAGCCAGGGCAGAAAAAGACAAAGCAAAGACCTGGGAACAAAGGGGCGAAGATTGTGCTAAGCGTTTGCTAATTGCCGAGAATGATTTGGCAGCCTCATTGCAGAAATTGTTTGCACTGGAAGCAAAGGAATCAATCAGAAGGGAACAGGCACGGGTTAGAAAAGCAAGGCATAGGGCTAAAAAGAAAGCATTGAAAAATGATTGACCTACCAGAACAAACCATTAGCCTGCACATTTACAACGCTTGTTTCATGATCACCAACATTGAAGAGCGGGACAAATTGCGGGAATATATCAAACTTGCCGAGCAGTACGAACTTTCCAGACATTCAATAATAAAGCCAAATGATTACAGACTATTTACAACTATACAGCAGAGCGAGACGCGAGAATAAGGAGTTACAAATGCGCATCCTACAAATGACATCCAAATATGAGGCCGAGGTGGTTCGATTAAAAAACGAACTACTTCGCCCACAGGTAAAATTTACTAGCAAAATGGATGATTTCGCCAAGGTTATGCAATCCGTTTGCATTGCCTGCGATGTAACCCCTGCGCAGTTGTTAAGCACTTCCAGGGAGGGCGACATTAAGGATGCCAGGCATATGTTGGTTTACATTTTGAGACAGCACTACGCTTTAAGATATTCAGAGATTGGCAGACGTTTGGGGCGTGATCACTCAACAGCTATTAATAGCTACAACAGAATGCGGGATTTTTTGGAGTTTGACAGATCAGTGCAGAAGATTTATAAAACAGTCAAGGAGCTGTTGGGCATATGCAACTAAGGCCATATCAGTTAACAGCTGTCGATGAGATCCGCGCGGCGTTTAAAGAGGCTAAGCGGGTTGTGTTGTGTTTGCCCACTGGAGCAGGCAAGACAGTTGTATTTTCTGAGATTGTGCGCAGAGTGTTGGAAAAGGGGCGCAGGGTGGCGATTGTTACCCACCGCAGGGAGTTGCTCAGCCAAGCGGGCAAATTAAACCGCTGCGATATTTTGATGGTGGAGACACTAAACAACCAAATAAAGCGGGGGGTGGTAAACTTAAGCAGTTACGATTTGCTTGTAATTGATGAGGCGCACATTGGAAATTTTCGCAAGATTTTGGAGGGGTTCAATGGCTTTGTGATTGGCGCAACTGCAACGCCAGTAAGTAAGCCACCGATGGCGCAAAGCTATGGCCGACTGATAAACTCGGTAGGGATTGGGGAACTGATCGCGCAGGGCTATCTGTGCAATCCAATTACCTATGCAATGCACCCAGTGGACACTTCAAAGATCGCCACGAGAATGGGTGAATTTACAGCGCAGGGATTGGATGACGCTTTTAACCGCCCGAAAGTTTATGAGGGAGTTGTGAGTGAGTATGTTAAGAGATGGAAAGATAAGAAGGCGATTGTCTTTTGCGTGAACATTGAGGCCACAATCAATACCGCTGAGGCTTTTGCCAAGGAGTTGGGGGAGGGGCGGGTTTATTGCGTTCACTCAAAACAAAGCGCATACGAAAGAGCCGACCTAATAGAGGAATTTATGGTTAGTAAATACGGCATCCTCGTTAACTGCGGAATTGCTACCACTGGCTTTGATTGCCCAGATATTGAGGTTGTTGTTGTGAACAGGGCTACCAAATCCGTAGCGCTATGGCTGCAAATGGTGGGGCGTGGATCGCGTCCGACGGCAAACAAATCGGAGTTCACCATTTTGGACTTTGGCGAGAATGTGCACCGCTTAGGATTCTGGCAGGAGGCACGCGATTGGGGCAAGGCATTCGCTGGGATCGAGCAAAAGAAAGGGCAAGGCGTGGCACCTGTTAAGGATTGCCCGTGTTGCGGCGCTGTGCTCTACGCATCCGCTCGCTTCTGTGAGTTCTGCGGTGAGGTATTTGCAAGCGAAAAGAAAGCCGAGCGCGGTAGTTTGGAATTGATGGCCTACGAAAAGCTTAACGGGCGCTATCTATTTGAGATTGCCAAAACGCCAGCCGATTTATGGGAACTTAAAAGCCGTAAGAACTACAAGCAGGCATTCATTGAGCGGGTGCTGTATTATGCAAACTACACAGAGTTAAAACGCTTCTGGCGGTCAAAGGGTTACACGCAAGGCTATACCAACCGCAGAGAGCGAGAATTTGCCGAAGGTGGCGCAGTTAAAAATTTTATCGTAAAATTATGAAACTAAATTTAAACGGCTACACGCCGAAACAGTATGCCGTTTTGATTATGCGGCAGGATCTAAAGTATTCAATTAGGGAGATTTCCGAGCGGTTGGGTTACAGCCAGTCGGGGGTTAGATACATTTTAATGATGAAGAAATGAAAACATTTGTAATCACAGTAGAAATCGAGCACACAGATAAGAGCTACAACAGCACAGAAATTCAGGAGTTTATCCAGGGGATCAGTTTGCCTGAAGCGCAATGGGTGAAGGTTATGAAAAAGGCTTTTAAGGAAACAACGCTAGGCCATAACGCTTTTGGCATTGAGGTAACTTATGCAATAAAGGAATGAAACGGAAGCAATGGACCCCAGCCGAAACGGCAGAATTTGTGCAGCTGTACCCTACAACAATGGCCAAGGATTTGGCCGAGCGATTCGGTTGCTCAGTTGCTCAGATCTACCACAAACAGCAAAATACTGGCGTTAACAAAAACACCGAATTTTTGCACCAATACTACAAAGCCAATTTCAAAGGGCACCCGGCTACCCAATTTAAAAAGGGAATGACAAGCTGGAACAAAGGCACCAAAGGCGTAATGATGGGTGGAGTTGAAACCCAATTTAAAAAGGGGCAAGAGCCGCACAATACTAAGCCCATAGGCTACCGCAGTTATCGCGATGGGTATATGGTTGAAAAGACAGCCCAGGGCTTTAAGTTGGTGCACGTATTGTTATGGGAATCAATTAACGGCCCAGTGCCTAAAGGTATGTTTGTGGTATTCAAAGACCGCAACAAGGCTAATATCGCACTGGACAATCTCGAGCTTATCGACCGCCACGAGCATATGAGGCGCAACAACATCAAAAACTTGCCCGAGGAACTCAGGGAAGTATTACATATTAAAAAAAGTATCACACGAAAAATTAACCAATTAGAAAAAAATGGCACGCAACAAAATTAATGATCTACGCGATCACCTATTTGAAACCCTGGAACGCCTAAAGGATGGCGATATTGACATAGCAACGGCGAAGGCAATGGCCGACGTGGGGCAGGTTATTATAAACTCGGCAAAGATTGAAATTGATTTTATTAAGGCAACTGGCTCTAATAAAGACAGTGGATTTATTAAGTTGGGCGATGGTAATGAGAAACTGTTATGAGCAAACCAACACACGCACGGATTGCCCACGTTGAAGTAACAGAAAACGGAATTTTAATTAAGGCAATTCACTTACACGATGATCACGGCGAGTATATTCGCGACGCTAAACTTAACGGGCAAATACTTTGCACGCTTACTGAGCATCTGCTTAAAATTACAATATGCAAATAACCTATCTGCCGAACATAAGACAGTCGGCAAAGCACCACACTATCCAAATCGCTGATTATTTCGCCCTGGTGCGATCTGGTCAGCATTTGGCACTTATTGAAGCGTACAGAAATACCAAGGCGCTGAGTAAGGATGAGCAGGCCGAGGCAAAGCAACGGATTCCTGCGGTTACGATATCGGGAACTTTTCGAGATAATGTGAGCAATGCAAACCTCATCCAGCACTCAGGGCTCATTTGCATCGATTTTGACGCGGTGGAAGATGTGGCTCGGCTAAAGGATGAACTGGCCAAAGATCCCTATACATTTGCGGCTTTGTTATCCGTTTCAGGCAATGGCTTGGCTGCACTTGTTAAGATTGAGCCAGAGCGCCATTTGGATGCGTTCAATGGGCTCAAACAGTACTATTTTAAAAACTACGGGCAACTGATTGATCAGAGTTGCAAGAATGTGAGCCGGTTGCGGTTCCTTTCTTATGATCCTTTGCTGTACGTCAACGAGCAAAGTAAGACGTTTAAGGAGTACCCCAAAAAAGAAGCCAAGCCAAAGCAAGTGCACACTGTGCTGACCGGCAATGAATTTGATGAATTGATTGATAGGATTTGCAGGGGCGGCTATGATCTAACAGAGGGCGCTTACAAAAATTATCTCGATATTGGCTTTGCACTGGCTTCTGAGTTTGGAGAGCGAGGCCGTGAGTATTTTCACGCCATCGCCGCCCAAAACAGCAAATACGACCATATCAAGGCCGATAGGCAGTACAATTATTGCCTCAGAGATACAGGGCAGAGCAAAATCGGGATAGGCACTTTTTACTATTACGCTAAGCAGTCGGGCGTTGAGTTGAAAAGCCAGCAGGCTGTGAAGTTGGAAAACATTGCAAAAATGGCCAAAAAGCAAGGGCGTGCTCAGGAGTCGGTTGTTGAGATTGCGCGGCTGTCTGGAATGGACGTTGAAAAGGCCACCGAGACCGCCGCCGCAGTATTTGAGGCCAATGTTTCGCTGCAGCTTACGGGTCAGACGCCCGTAGCGCTATGCCAGTTGTATCTTCAAAACAACCACCAACTGCATTATAACACGATCACGGCAGATATTGAGGATCGCTCAATACTGTTTAACAATCGCCCCAAGATTTTGGATGACATGGGCCTAAATACGATGTATCTGCGCTTCAGCGAGTTGACTGATAACAAGATTTCATTTGAATTTTTCTGCAGGGTGATCTATTCGGAATTAACACGTTATTACAACCCATTTGAGGACTTTCTGAAAGCGAATGAGTCAGTACAGCGAAGTCAGCAACTAATCGATGAGTTGGCCGCTTGCATAGAAACCACCACGCCGCACGTTGCCAAATACTTAACTCACTGGGGCGTTGGAATGATTGCCAGCGTTTACGGCCATACCTCGCCCCTGGTATTGGTATTGGCAGGGGAGCGCCAAAATACAGGTAAAACTGAGTTTTTTAGGCGCTTGCTTCCCAAGCCACTGGCCAACTATTACGCAGAGTCTAAACTGGACGGCGGTAAGGATGATGATATTTTGCTGACCAAAAAGCTCATTATTATGGATGATGAATTTGGGGGTAAATCAAAATTTGAGGCCAAACGATTTAAGGAGTTAACGAGTAAGGCCAGTTTTTCAATTCGCCTGCCTTATGGGCGCACCCACCGAGATTTGAAGCGATTGGCCGTCTTAGCAGGAACTACTAACGATCTGGGCCTTATCTCAGATCCAACAGGCAACCGTCGAATCTTGCCTATTAACGTGCTCGGCATTGATCACCAGCGATACAACGCCATTGACAAAACAGCGCTTTTTATGGCATTCTACGACCTCTATCAGGCAGGGTTCAATTGGCACCTTTCGAGTGAGGATATACTACAATTAAACGAAAATAGTAGTGAATTTAATGCAATTAATTTTGAAGCGGAATTAATAAACCAATTTTTTAGAGTTCCACAAAATGGTGATTATAGCGATTATTTAACAAATACCGAATTGAAAATATATCTCGAGGTAAACAGCCAACAGCGGATTTTTGACACTCGAAAGTTGGGGATGGAAATGAAAAATTTGGGCTTTCAACAAGTGAAAAGGAAGGTCAATGGATCAACAATGCGCTGCTATGCGGTTGTAAAAATAGCCAGACAATGAAAAACGGATTTTCTCTGACCACCTCTGAGCCCAATGTTTATAAGGGTTTGACCAAAAGGTGGTCAGAGAGGCAAGTAAAAAACATAACTTCCCTAGAAAATTATTTTTTCAATTTCCATTTTTTTTATTTTGTAGTTCTGGAAAAGTCTTTGACTTTCTCTGACCACCTGACCACCTTTTGCCTTGCGCCCAATGATAGCGCGCCTTAAGAGGTGGTCAGAGAGCTTTTTTTCTCTGACCACCCTCTGACCACCGTACAAATTGCTAACTTTGCTAATATATGACTGAGGATAAAATACAGCAGGAAATTATAATGTATTATAAAAACTATTTCCAAATAAAATATAAGAGTTGTTTAATCTTTAGCATCCCTAACGGGGGGCTAAGAGATATGCGCACGGCAATGCTCATGAAGGCCACAGGATTAACACCAGGGGCGAGTGATCTGATTGTGATTTACTTTGGTAAGTTGCTATTCGTTGAAGTCAAGACATCAACAGGCACGCAGTCAGAAGAGCAGAAGGTATTTGCTCAGCGTGTTAGAGACTGTGGTTTTGATTATCATTTGGTGCGCTCATTGCTGGACTTTAAACTACTACTGACATGCCAACAATAAACAAGCCTAAGCAGGGAGGTAAGAAGCCACGCCAATACGTCAAGGGTTCATACATAGAGCCGCGCTATAATACCCAGCATTGGCGCAACCTTCGCGCATCAGTGTTGAAAGCATCACCACTATGCAAAGCGTGTGAGTCTGTTGGATTGATTACCTTAGCGCAGATGGTGGATCACATTGAGCCCGTGAGATTAGGCGGTGAGTTCTGGGATGCCGATAACTTGCAACCGTTGTGCAATTCCTGCCACGCGAGTAAGAGCGCCAAGGAAAGGAATCTTGACCCGTACGGGCATGATGATCTTTAAGCAGGACCCACAAAACCGCAGGCTTTACTTTGATTTACACATGGGCGAAAATAAATTTGCATATTTTAACGTATATTTGTAAATATGAAAGGGAGACCACGCAAACCCGTTGATTTAAAAAAAATCGAGGGGACTTTTCGCGCCGACCGAAGTCTTGAGCAGCCGATGATTGTCGAGCTGAGCGTTGGAGTCCCACAACCACCCGCTCACCTAAATGAATTGGGCTTTGAGTACTGGGATATCACTTGCAAGGAGTTGAAAAATAATAACCTACTGGCTGGCGCTGATCTCGGTTTAGTTGCCGGGTACTGCAACGAATTGGGTTTGTATAAAAAAGCCTGCGAGATAAACAACAAAGAGGGCGAGGTTGTTGTTAACAGATTTGGCGAGCGTGTTGTTTCGCCGTGGTACGATGTGCGCAGCAAAGCATTGAAGCAAGCCACGCAGATGGGGCAGTTGTTTGGAATCACACCAAGCGCCAGGGCAAGGATTGAAACTGGAAACGTTAAGCCAGCGAGTAAATTAGAATTATTGAAAAAACCTAAAACCGCATAAAATGAAAAAGACAGTTAACAAAGCAACGCACAAAGCCGCATTTGAAACGGCGCACGTTGAATACCAGGGGCGCGAGTACAGGATTGAAGAGCGAGGCCACCAATTTGTGATCACTATGGACCAAGGCAGCGGATTCCGTGAGTGTGGCAAGTTTGGATTGTGGGATGAGGCGTTTGTGTATCGCAACTTGAAACTCGCTGAAGAGGCAAAGGCCATTTTTGAAAGCCAGTGCTTAAAGTTGAAAAGTATATAAGCGACGTCCAATCTGGCGCGGTGCCAGTTTGTGAACACGTGCGCAATGCCGTCGATAGATACGTGGCAGATCGCGCAGCGGGTTGGGGATTTTCTGATACCTACGCTTTGCACGCCATTGAATTTATTGAGCAGCTCGAGCATAGCACGGGCGAATATGCGGGCAAGCCGTTTGAGTTGGAGCCATGGCAGGCTTTTATAATTTGGAATCTGTTTGGGTTTTTGAACGAGGACGGTAGCCGTAGGTTTACGCGGGCTTATGTTGAAGTGCCACGTAAAAATGGCAAATCGACTTTTTCCTCGGCCATCATGCTTTACGGGTTAATTGCAGATGATGAATCGGCGGCGCAGGTTTATTCAGCGGCCACAAAGTTAGATCAGGCGATGATGGTTTTCGGCGAGTCAGTTAGGGTTTGCCAAAATCTGCCCTGGTTGAATGAAGCGCTCACCGTTAACAATTCTGTAAACAATCGGCGGATCCTTTACGGGCAATCAATATACAAGCCGCTCGAGTGGAACCCAGGAAAGCAGGACGGACTAAATGCGCACTTTTGTTGTATTGATGAATATCACGCCCATCCAAATGATGAGCTTTACAACGTAATCCGAAACTCAATGGGAGCAAGGCGGCAGCCGTTGCTGTTTACCATTACTACGGCGGGCTTTAATCGTGAAGCGCCCTGTTATAAACACAGGCAGTACTGCGCAGGGGTGTTGAGTGGCAATATAAAAGATGATGCTTTGTTTTCGGTGATCTATACATTGGATGAGGGCGATGATTGGACGGACCCGGCAGTCTGGGCCAAAGCAAATCCAAACTGGGGTATTTCGGTAAACCCGCGCCAACTTGAGCAAGGACTGACTGAGGCCAAGGAGTTTGTGCACAAGGAGGTTGAATTTAAAACCAAACTGCTCAACGTGTGGACCGATACGGCAATGACTTGGATTAGCGACAGCGACTGGAAGGCTTGCGACGGCTCGGATGATTTAGAGGGGGCTTTGTGTTATGGCGGTTTGGATTTGGCAAGCACTGGCGACTTTTGCGCATTTAGTTTGTATTTCCCAGAATATCACGCGATTCGCTCATGGTATTGGTTGCCAGTTGAGACGGCCTATAAACGTAAGGACGCAGCAGGGCAATCGATTAGGCAATGGGCAAGTGATGGACATATTGAGTTAACGGACGGCAACGTAACTGATTACGCTTTTATTAAGGCGCGGGTTATTCAGTTGGCGCAGCAGTACGACATTAAAGATATTGCGTTTGACCGATTCAACTCTTCGCAGTTAGTAATTGAGTTGCAAAATGAGGGGCTGCAAATGTTTCCTTTCGGCCAAGGCTTTGTATCAATGTCGGCACCTACCAAAGAACTAGAGCGATTGACAAAGGATAAACAACTAAGGCACGCGGGCAATCCCGTTACGCGTTGGATGATGGGCAACATAATGCTGCGCACAGATCCTGCGGGAAATATCAAAATAGACAAAGCCAAGTCGGGCGATAAAGTCGATGGGCCTGTTTCGATAGTAATGGCATTGGGCACTTGCATGCAGGATGCCGCAAAAGAAAAAGAATCTGATTTTTGGTTTGTAAGCTTATGAAATTTTTGGACGACTACATGCAGGAATATTACAACAACCTACCGAGATATCGGACTTATGAGGATGCGTACAATGCAACCGAGGAAAAGTATTTCGGCAAGTTTGGAATAAGAAGATACAAAAACTACGATGTATTCAGGGCAGCGCTCAGCAGGTGGTTGGCCCAGGGGCGTAATAAGTAATTTGTTAACGTGAGTAATTTAGGGCAGTTGTAATTTGCGGGCGATGAATCTAAAATTCTGGCAGCCAAAAAGAGCGGAGAAGCGCAGTAGCTTATCGCAGCCAACTGATTGGCTAGTGAATACTTTACAAAATGTTTTCGGATATCAAACAAAAAGCGGTCAGGCGGTTAATGATCGCACGGCGCTATCTATTGCGTCGGTGCACGCGTGCGTTAGAGTTATTGCAGACGGTATTGCGGGGCTATCTTTAAAACTATATAAAGATGATGGCACGAATCGCGAGCAGGTTGTAATTCATTACGCTACTGCATTGGTAAACGAGCCAAACCCGTATCAAACAAAATACGATTTTACCAAATACATGGTGAGCCACTTGGCGCTAAAGGGCAACGCCTACGCTTTTATCAATCGCGACAGCAGATATTTGGGCATTGAGTTACACCCTATTGCACCTGATTACGTTCAGCCAATCATGCAGGACGGCCAATTGTTTTACAAAGTAAACCGCAAGGGCTTCCCTGGAATGATTCCTGCCGCCGACATGTTGCACTTTAAAGGTTTGTGTGGTGATGATCCGCTTGTGGGTTTATCGCCCATCGTGGTGCACGCCGAAACCTTGGGCATTGATTTGGCAGCAATTAGCCAGAGCGCTGGCGTCTACAAAAATGGAGTATTGAAATTTTTGTTAACATCTGATGCGCAGATTAAACCCGAGCAGGCAGTGCCGTTAAAGAAATCGCTCGACGATGTAATTGATGGGGCAAGCCGTAGCACTGTGTTGCCCAATGGCATCAAGATGGAAAAGTTGAGCCTATCGCCAGAAGAGGCGCAGTATTTGGAAACCCGCAAATTTTCGGCCGAGGAAATCGCCCGCATTTTTGGGGTGCCCGCTTCCATGATCGGCGCAAAGGATGGCATTAAGTCCAGCGTTGAGCAGGAATATCAAGATTTTTACGCTCGCACTTTGGCGTCCTATGCGATTAACATCGAGCAGGAAATGGCCCGCAAGCTGTTAACAGAAAATGATAAGTTGACCTATTACTTTAAATTTAACTTTAATTCGCTGTTGAGAGCCTCCGCCAATGAGCGCGCTGATTACTATAACAAAGGCATTCGCGGCGGTTGGCTTTCACGTAACGAGGCCCGCATGTTTGAAGATGCAAACGGATTTAATGGAGGCGATGAATATTTGATCGAATCCAATTTGATGCCGTCCAGCAAAATCGATGAATACATGGATGCAAAGATTGCACAACTAATGAGCACCGCCGACAAAAACAACAACCCAGAGGGAACCAATAACACAGAAGTAATCTAATGAAACAAGAAAGGCGCACATTTACGGGCACCGTCCACACTAGAGAAGACGGCGAAGGCATGCCAAAAGAAATTGGCGGCATTGCTGCTGTCATTAATTCCGCTACGGATCTCGGATATTTCGAGGAGGTTATTTTGCCGGGGGCGTTTGACAATGCTCTGTCAAAAGATTACGACATTCGTTGTTTGTTCAACCACGAAGCCGAGTTGATTTTGGGCCGCACCAAGGCAAACACCTGCAAAGTGTTTGTAAATGGTGATGGCAATCTTGAATACACTTGGGTGCCAGATTATGAAAACCCAACACATATGAGCGTTGTGCGTTCTATCATGCGCGGCGATATCACACAGAGTTCATTTGCTTTCACAATCAAAGAGCAAACTTGGAGCGAGTCAGAAAAGTATGGATCTATGGGAAAGCGCACAATCAAAGTTATTGAGGATTTGTATGATGTGAGCCCTGTAACTTATCCCGCTTACGCCGATACCGAAGCCGACGCCCGTAGCATTGTTGCTATGCGTGATCAGGAGCAAGAAATCGAAGAGGCAAAAAGAAGCCAAGCCTCTGCCGATGTAATTAAATTGGCTTTATTGAGATACCAAAACTTTTAAACAAAAAACAAAATCATGAATAAAATTAAAGCATTGAAAGAAGAGCGTGGACGTTTGCTCGGCGAATTGTCTACCTTGCAAACCACAATCGAAAAAGAAGCCAGATCTATGGCTGATTCTGAAACCAACCGCTTGGCTGAAATTGAGGCTCGTTTGGGCGCGATCAAAGCTGAGGTTGAAACCTTGGAAAAGTTGCAGAATCTTGCAGCTCAAGCCGCTGGCCACGTTGCTAGCCGTGGTGAGGAAAAAGAAAAAGAAAGCATGGCTAAAGAATACAGCTTTAAGCGTGCTATCAATTTGGCTACCACTGGACGCCGCGAAGGTGTTGAAGGTGAATTTTCACAAATTGGTGCTGAAGAGTTTCAGCGTTCTGGTGTTTCTGTTTCTGCTCACTCTGTAAAAATTCCTTCTGAAGTATTTAAACGTGATATGACTGCTACAGGCGGAACTTCTGGTTCTGAAGGTGGTGTAAACGTTCAAACTTCTGTTGGTTCAATTATCGATGTATTGTTGCCACGTACCGTATTGCGCGGTTTGGGTGTTCAGCAGTTGTCTGGATTGGTTGGTAACTTGGATATGCCTACCGCTTCTACAGTTCCTAGCGCAGGTTGGAACACTGAAAACGGTTCAGCTTCTGAAAAGAGCCCCGCGTTCAGCAAAATCACTTTTAGCCCTAAGCGTTTGGCCGCTTACATTCAGGTATCTAACCAGTTGATGTTGCAATCTAGCAACTCAATCGACGCTTACGTGCGCAACTGGCTCTTGAATGCAATGGCTCAATCTTTGGAAACTGCTGCTATCAAAGGTGGTGGATCTAACGAGCCTACCGGTATTATCGCAAACAGCAACGTAAACGTAACTTTCGCAGGTGGTGCATCTTCTAACAGCACAAACGCTAACGGTATCGCTCCAGTATGGGCCGACGTTGTTAACTTGATGAAGGCTGTAGAAAACGCAAACGGCGAAGGTGTTGCTTACTTGACCAACCCTAAAGTAAAAGCTGCTTTGCAAACTATCCCACGCCAAGCTTCTGGTGTAGAAGGTAACTTCATTTGGGCTAGCGGTGGCGCCGAGTTGAACGGTTACAATGTAGCCACTTCTACTTTGGTTCCTAGCAACTTGACCAAAGGAACTAGCAGCGCATTGTCTGCCATGATTTTCGGTGACTTCTCCAAGCTCGCTTTGGCTTCATGGGGTGGTGGCATGGAATTAGTGGTAGATCCTTTCAGCGGAGCTACTGCTGGTTTGACCAACGTTATCCTTAACTCTTACATGGATGTAAACTTGTTGCAGCCTACTGCCTTCGCAGTTTGTAAGGACATCGTAGCCTAATAATCTGCCCGCTTGGGGGCGTAAAAGTTCCAAGTGCCGGGGGTGATCTTGACTGCATCGCCCCTGGGCCAATATGAAAGTCAGATTTACAGCAAACCCTACAGGGCAATTTAATTTAAGTTACAACGTAGGCGAAGAAGTAATAATGGAAACCAAGCAGGCCATGCTCTTAATTGAGGCGGGCGTTGCTGAAGAGATTGCAGTATTGACACCAGCCAAGCCTAGCAAAAAGGCAAAGCCAGTAAACCCTGAAACCGAACTAGACGCAGAATAATGTTTGTTAGCCGTAGATATACCGCCTTCGCAAATGCCGCCACTGATTACCTCAGTTTGGCAGATGCAAAAACCCATTTAAGGGTTACAAGTTCCTCAGATGATACTTACATTTCGGGGCTTATCTCTATGGCAATTGATGCCTGCAGTAATTATTTGGGTTACTCAATTCGCAAAGGGACGGCAAAGTATGGCTTCGACTCATTTACGGGCCAGCCTGCGCTCGTTAATCCCGTGAATGGACTCAATATACCTTCGGGCAATTATCTGCGCTTAAACACCCGCTGTTTGGCTGTAAATTCTGTGAGCTACGTGAACGACTCGCAGGCAGTTGTTGCTTTTGATTCTGCCGATTGGTTGGTTTCACCTGATCCGATGGGCGGGTATAGCAGAAATATCTTTTTTGAAAACACGCCATCTTCAATTACTGATGACACAATTAAGTACATTGTTGAAATTTCTGAGGGCTTTAATCCTGTAGGCACTTTATCTGTAGATCCCGACACCATCATGCCCGCCACCATTAAGCACGCGGCGCTGTTGTTGGTTGCTCAGTATTACGATAACAGGCAGGCCATCATTACAGGTACTATCTCCAGCACGATGGACTTCGGTTTCCACTACCTACTTGATCCGTACAAAATCCAAATCATGATCTAATGAATGCGGGGGTAATGGATGTTTTGGTGAGTCTGCAAAGTTACACCGAAACAATAGATAGCAATACAGGCGAGAAGCTGCAAACGTGGACGGAATACGCAACGGCCTGGGCGCAGCGTGTTGAGCAGGAAAGTGGCGCGGAGAATGTAAACGCAGACAGGCGCGAACATAAGCAAATTGTGTTTTATACAATCCGTTTTAATTCGGCCGTAGGCGTTAAGCACAGGGTGGTTGATGACAATGGAGCGCACAACATTGTTAACATTGCAAACCTTCAGCGCAATCTATATTTGAAACTACAAACCGAATTAACACAATAATGGAGAAAATCGACGGACTCGCTGAAACCTTGGAAGCCTTAAAGGCTATGGGGATCAGTGTGAAAAGTCGTAAGCTCCAGCAAGTTTTAAAGAAAAGCGCAAGCCCAATTATCGCAACTGCCAAAAGTTTGGTGCCAGTTGATACAGGCGATTTGCGGGACTCAATCGGTTTTATTAATAGCAAGGATAATCAGAACTACGATAAGGCTTTGATTGGCTTGCGCAAGGAATACCACAACAATTATTTGGGCGTGATGTATGAATACGGGACAGTTGAGCGAATCCAATCGAGCACAGGCCGTTACACAGGCGCCATCGCCCCGGTGCGTTTTATGCAAAGGGCCGTCGATTCAAACGCCACAAGCGTAGAGGAAAACATAATAAAAGGCGTTGATCAAATCATTGCCGATTTAGCAAAGAAAAATAATTTAATATATAAATAATCATGGCAACTACTGGACCAGTAAACGGCACGCTTATAAGCATCTATAAAGATGTGAGCGGGACCTTGACTAAAATTGCAAACGCAACTTCACACTCGATGGATATCTCTAAAGATATGATCGACGTTACTAACAAAGACAGCGCAGGCGCTAAAGAATTTATCGCGGGCGAGTATGGCTACACTTTGAACGTTGAAGGTATTTTCGAAGGCGATTCATCTGTAAGCACAAGCGGCTTATCTTACAAAGATTTGTTAACTGATTTGCTCGCGGGCACTCAATTGACTGTTGTAATGACTACCAACGTAAGCGGAGATGAGAAATTCACAGGCGGCGCTTTCTTCAGCAGCTTGTCATTGAGCGCACCTAACAACGACAAAGCAACCTTTACAGGAACTTTGCAAGGCACTGGCGCGTTGACTATTGGCACCGTATCGCCTTAATACTTTTTGTCTTATCTTTGTGGCATGAGCCACATTATCATCGGGGGTGTTCAGCACCCCCTTTTGTTTAACATGAACAGCCTGCGCAACGTTATGCAGTTGGCTGGGATGGAAAATTTCGCAGATCTAAACCTGCAAAAAGACCTTGCAAAATCGATGGACTTCGCACTAAGTTGCGCATTTTATGGGATTCTGGAAGGCTACGAAGCCGACGGCAAAAAAACGCCATACCCCACGATCCAAAAGTTGGGCGCATCGGTTAAAAGATTTACAGAGTTGAGCCCTGCATTGGATGGATTCACGCAGGCGGTAAGTGATTTTTTTAGCACCGAAGAGCCAGAGGGAAAGTAAAAGCCAAGGGCGACGGCGCACCGCTAACTTGGCGCAAGATTGAGCGCATCAGTTACGGCGAATTAAATCTAACTGAGCGGGAGTTTTGGAAATGCTCGCCACGTTTTTGGCGTTTGAAATTGGAGGGCATGCGTGAGGCGCAGCAACAGCAGTACAGAAACCAATGGGAGATCACCCGCTGGGCAGTTGCTACAGGTATGGCGCCACACTTAAAAAAGCCAATTGAACCGAAAAGGCTGTTAACATTTCCATGGGAGGAATCCGACTATATTAGTATTGAGCAAGCGGTTAAACTATATTCGCATGTCTTTGATAAATTAACACCGGACGCCAAGGCATGAGCGCACCCATAAAAATAGTATATAACATTTTAAGCAATGCGTCAGACCTTACGGCGTTGGTTTCCACTCGCTTAAATCCTTTGCGGATTCCGCAAGAGTCTGCATTTCCTGCAATCGCTTATAATTTAGTTAGCGTAATTGCAAGCCCTACCAACACAAGCCACTCACGCACAGACTTTGCAAGGGTGCAAGTTAGTAGTTTTGGCACTACGTTTGCCGATGCGATGGACACAGCCGCGCAGGTTCGGGCCGCGTTTGAAGCTGCTACCTTTCCAGATACTTTTAATGGGGTATACTGCCAGGCGATTGAGTTCGATGGCGAGGTGCATTTGGTTGAAGATGAGGCAGGATTTGCAGGAATTTATCACGTTGCTCAGGACTTTATTATAAATTACATTTATGCCGCGCCAGTGCCATCTGGTGCTAGTTATTTGTTGCTCGAAGATGGCGCTTATTTATTGCAAGAAGATAGTTATAAAATAGAATTGTAAGCATGGCAAGGTCGTTAAATATAGTAATTGGCGCAAACATTGAAAAGCTCAGACAGGGCTTTAATGATGCGATATCAGTAATTAAAAAGGCGGGTGGTGAAATGTCTGCCGATGTTGCTAAGAGTGCAAAGAGCATTGAGGAAAAGCTAGCAAGCATAGCCACCCGTAACCCAACGATGGGAACTGTTAGGCAGTTGACTCAGTTGGCGATGGAAGCCCGGGCATTGGGTCCAGAGTTTGGCAAAGTTGCAGATCAGTTTATTCGTGAAGCGGGTAGAATAAAAGACAGCATAGGAGACGCACGTGCTGAGGTTGCATATTTCGCAAGTGATACACGCAGAATTGATGCGGTGTTAGGTGGAGTGCAAGCAGTGACTGGAGCCTTTGGAGCCTTGCAAGGTATTACTGCTTTGCTAGGTGCAGAAAACGAGGACATGCAAAAGACCATGATGAAACTTCATGCGGCTATGTCTGTAGTAACTGGATTGCAGGCCGTCATGAGTGCATTAGAAGCTGAGAGCACTGTGCGAAAAGGGGCCAATGTGGCAATGACAAAACTGCAAAACTACGTGATGGGGCAGGCAACTGTTGCGGCACGTGCTTACTCTGCCGCATTATTGGCTACAGGAGCGGGCGCGATATTGGTTGCAATTGGGCTTGTTGTTACGGTGTTTCAGAACATGTCGAGCGAAATCGACAAAGCAAAAAAACGACTTGAGCAATTTCAAAAAATACAGGAACGATCTTTAACACTTGGCCAAAGGCAAATAAAAGAAGAGGAAAGAAAAACCGAGTTAGCAATAAGCCAGGCAAAGGCGCAAGGCAAAAGTGAGGGGTATATTTTAAAGTTAAAAGAAGAAAGTTTAAAGCGTCAAAAAGCCATGTATATAAAATATGGCAAGGAGGCGCTTGATGCTTTGGCTGTGCAGAGACGCGAGGAGTTGTATTTAGCAACTGGCAACGCGGCGAAGATTACTGAAATTAGATTAAAATATGATCAGCTTGAAAACGATTTAAGATATTCAATCAATAACGAGTACAAGGATAAAGTCGTAGCGCTTGACATTGAAAAAAATAATCAGTTAGCGGAGAATAGAAAGGATGATTTAAAGGATGCTAAAAACAATGCGGCAGAATTAGCAAAACTAGAGGCGCAGGTATTTGGCCAAAAGAATACAGGCAAGGCAATAACAAATCCAATTGAGGATCAGATAAAGCCTGAAAAAATGGAGGATGTTATTAACTCTATGGAAATGGCCGCGCCTGCTGTTAAAGCTTTGAATGATGAGCTTGTTGGCATGGGTGGAACTGAAGGTGGCCCTGCAATGGTTGCGACCTCTGTGGGTGAATTATCTGCAGAACTGCAAGCCATGGCCGACACTAGTTCGGTAAGTTACAAAATACACGCAGCCGCTGCTGAGGAGGCTACAAGGAAAACGCAGGAATATGCGGACAGTTTTAAAGAAGCGATGTCTGGAGTTAACCAAGCATTTAACAACATGACTGCCCAGGGCCTCGAAGATTTCGGGGTATTGTTGGGTGATATTATGACGGGCCAAATTGGAAGCTTTGAAACCTTTGGGCAAAAGTTATTAAAGGCGGTTGCGGGTTTTATGAAATCCTTTGGGCAAGCATTGATTGCCACGGCCACAGCGTCGAAGGCTTTTAAGGAGTTATTGATTTCCAACCCTGTGCTCGCAGCTGCGGCGGGTGTTGCCTTGGTTGCGGGTTCTGCAGTGATCACCAACATGCTGAACAAAGGGCCAGAGATGACAGCCTTTGCCGAGGGGGGAATTGTGAGCGGGCCAACATTGGGATTGGTGGGGGAATATCCCGGGGCAAGTTCTAACCCTGAAGTAATTGCACCACTTGACAAATTGAAAGGAATGCTAAACACAAACGAGCAAAGCGGCTACGTTGCAAGCACCACAATACAGGGGCGCGATTTGGCGATAGTATTGGAACGATATAACAAAGACAGAAATAGGGGATAATGGCACGCATTTACTACGGCTCATTCAAGAGCATTCAAGACATTGATTACAGAGTTGAGTTGTGGGATGCGCCAAGCGGTAGCACCACCTCGGGCACCGAGTTAAAACTTGCGGGCGAGGGCTTTGTAATTGATCGCGAAGGCGAAGGCACTGCAACCTATGAAGAATTTTTAAGGCCATCACGATGCTCAACGGAGTGGGTGATGCCAAACAATACTGTACTGGCTGACTTTATTTCAATAAGCACAGAGGCTGAAAACAATTGGGCAATGATTGTGTATCGCGAGGATGCGCCTATTTGGATTGGTAGAGTTATTGCCGATCAGATGACGCGCTTACGTGAGCCCATCCAAGCAAAGCCACGGATTAAACTTGCGGCTGTCGACGGATTGGAATTGTTAAAAGGTTTTCGTGTTAGTGATCTGTGGTTTACGGATGGCATAATTACAGGCTCCTATCTTTTCCGCAAGTGCCTGGAAGAAATTGAACTAAACGAATACTGGGCAGTTTTAGGAATACAAACAAATTACTTTTACGATGCCTCCTTAATGTATGCCAGTGCGGCCGCATTAAAAGGGATTCACTTATTAAGCTTCAACCTTAACGCGTTTGTGAAAAACTTTGACCCCATGAAGGATGTGCGGGCCATTGATGTAGACGCGGGTTATTATGCCGACAGCAACATGCTTACCTGCACCGAGGCAATGGAGCAGATTTGCGCAGCCCTGCAAGTTAGGTTTATTCATGAGATGGCAGGTTATTGGATGGTGCCAGTAAACGGTTATTTTAATACGACGCTTGCCTATCGCCGTTACTCCTATACACTCGGCTACCAAGGCACGGGAACCTATACCCACAGGCAGACATTGGCAAGCCCACGCCCACAATGGGAAGCCAAGCCATCGCTTTACTATCAGCCCGCTGCTAAGTTGATTAGATTAGATACTCAGCGCAGGCTTGTAGGTAGCGCTTACCGAACATATGCGAACATTTCGGACACTGCGTATACTGCCGATTTTACAGACATACCTACAGGCAGCACGCCTGACGATGCGCCTATTAAGGTTAAGATAGTAACAAAGTTTGGCAGAGGATACCCTGCAGGAAAAGTAGAAAATAAAACAATTGTCTCATTTTCAATATGGGTAACTGACGGCACTACAAATTTATATTTACAGCCAGATGGATATTGGGCGAGTACAAACCAAACCTATAATGAAGAGTTGGACACACGCGGGCAACGCACTACGTGGAATACTTTTTCCATCGAAAGGCAATGCACAAGTGCCCCTGCTAATTACGACCGTATTTATGTAAATATTTTATATGTTTATTCGGTTGTTAAAACTTATTCAAAAAGCAAGGGATGGCAAGTTGCAGCTGCTGCTATTAAACCCTACTGGGCATCTGTACAAGTTGCTTTTGCCGATAGTTCATCTTACCAAAACCCCGATTTTGTTTTTGATATTGAGGAAGTATTTAGCCCAAGCACAGCCTCGGCGTTAAACAGTACCGAGATTAATTTGGATATTGCCCATTACTCGAGCGATTCAAAATATGCAATTGGCAATATACTGGCCTACAATGGCACTACCAATGTAGTGGCCGATGATTGGTTTGGCGGTTGGGATTCCGTAACCCATGGCACGCTTACTGAAATGATTGGCACAGCCGTAGGTGGTTGCTATAAAGATTTTTTGCAGGTGGTTCGTGGGAGTTGGGTAGACAGTGGCACATTAACGGCAATCAAAACTTTGTATTTTGACGGCGGCGCATGGGTGTTGAATGGTTGCAGCTTCAAAGCCAAGTCCGAGGCATGGGATGGCGAGTGGTTGTATTTGGCCCCAACTTATTCGGGGCTTACATCAACGGGCGAAGGTTACAAAATAGATCCTAGCAAAAACGATGACAAAGTAAATTACGCATTGGAAGCGGTGGCCGATATTAACGGATCAATTACTTTTGTGCCTGATCAGGTTTTGGAGTTTTTGATTAACGACGCAGAAGGCGCACCAACTTCGCAGCCCACTTTGAATACACGCTGGGAAGTGATGCTCGAATACGTGGATAGTTCAGAGGTTGTAAGGTGGCACGTGCAGGAACACAACGCCAGCGTAACCTATACAGCGGGCACTCACACAATTACAAACGGCTACGAGCTTATTTTGTGCGATACTTCGGGCGGTGCGGTTACAGTTGACTTGCCTGATCCAACAATAAGCAAAGGCAAAAAATACTATTTCAAAAAAATCACAACTTCGCACCAGGTCACAATCACGGGCGGAGGCTACGATATTGACGGCTCAGCTTCTAAAGTTATGACCAACCAATTTGAGGCATGCCAGATAATAAGCAACGGCGTGCAGTGGTGGATTATTTAATTTGTTAACGAGTAGGCGGTGGGTGTTTTGTAATTTTGGCATATGCCAGACCAAAAGATTTCGGAACTCGCCGCCATTACGACCATTGACAACGCGGCCGATGTTCTGCCTATTGTTGATACAAGCGCAACCACCACAAAGAAAGTAACGCCCACGCAGTTAAAGACTAGCCTGGCGTTGAACAATGTAGACAACACAAGCGATGCCAACAAGCCGATAAGTTCAGCCACACAAACGGCATTGGATGCAAAACAAGCAACCCTTGTAAGCGGTACCAATATCAAGACCGTAAACAACACAAGTCTGTTAGGAAGCGGTAACATTTCCATTAGTTCGGCAGTTGCTTGGGGTGGGGTTACTGGCACTTTGTCAAATCAAACAGATTTACAAACGGCATTGGATGGCAAGGTTGATGAGAACACCGCAATTACAGGAGCAACCAAAACAAAAATCACCTACGATGCAAAAGGTTTGGTAACTGCTGGAGCAGATGCAACCACAGCAGACATTGCAGATTCAACAAATAAACGCTATGTAACGGATGCCAATTTAACCGTCATCCAAAACACAAGCGGAACAAATACGGGCGACAATGCCGTGAACAGTTTGTATTCGGGTTTGGCAACAAGCAAACAGGATACTTTGGTATCTGGTACAAACATTAAAACCATCAACAGCACTTCGCTTTTGGGTAGTGGTAATATCAGCGTAGCACCAGCAACAGGGATTGATGCAACTGCAATCGCTGACGGTACAGTTACAAGCACAGAATTTCAATACATCAATTCGCTAACAAGCAATGCACAAACGCAGATTGATGCAAAGACAAACAAACTGATCACCACCAACAGACAAACCGCATCTTATACTTTGGTTTTGAGTGATGCTGACAAATTGGTTGAGATGAATGTGGGCAGTGCAAACAATCTTACAGTTCCTTTGAATAGTTCAGTTGCGTTCAGCACAGGCACACAGATTCTTTTGGCACAATACGGAGCAGGTCAAACAACGGTTGTGGCCACAAGTGGCGTAACTATCCGCAGCAACGGGGCAAAGTTGAAATTAAACGCCCAGTATAGCGGTGCAACTTTGGTGAAGATTGCTGAAAATGAGTGGTATTTATTTGGAGATATAGCATAATGATTTTAGCAAGTCACGGAATTATAGCAAGTTCAATCTTGCAAGTTGACCCCGATTGGTTGGCATACTATAACCGAGTTATTGCGGCGGGTGGTTCACTTACTACAACCGAGCAAAACGCCACAAAAACTTTGGTAGCCGATTTGAAAAGTGCGGGGATTTGGTCTGCAATGAAAGCGATTTATCCAATGGTGGGGGCAAGTGCGGCAGCGTGTGCGCAGAACTTGAAGAGCAGTTCATTTACGGGTACTTTTTCAAGCGGTTGGACTTTTGCGAGTACGGGGGTAACGCCTAACGGTACGAGTGCTTTTATGAATACGGGTTTTAACCCTTCAATTAATTCTACATATAATAATACACATTTTTCGCTTTATTCAA